ATCGCCAGCTCGGCAAGATCAACAAGGCGACCGCAGCCACGGCCATCGCGACCGGAATCCAAGGGGTTTCCTCGGCGCTCGCCATGATGCGGAACGTCCTCGAGCAGATCGACCGACGCAACCTCGAAATACAGGAAATCGCGTCCCGGTTCTCGCCGCAGGCTCGGGCCGCGCAAATGCAGACCGAGCTGGCGAAGATGCGCCAAAGCATGGCGCTCGGCCCGGTCATGGCGTCGGAAATGCAGGCCATCGAACAGGTCAAACAGCGGGCGATCTCGTCGGAAACGCAGCGGCTTATGGCTGCGCCGGCCGGCTCGCAGGCCGCAGCCGAGGACTTCAAAAGCTTCTTCACCGAGATGTTCGACCGGCTGCGCGAGTATCCGGGCCGAGTCCTGGGAGGCGGGCCGATTGCGAACCCTGTGGCTAATCCGATCGCACGGTTCTTCAACCCGCTCGGATCGGACTTCCTGAGCGGGCAGGGGCTCGCCGGCGGCATGGGATCGGCCAGGGGCATGTCCTATGCCGAGAAGACGGCCCGCGGCATTGAGAAGATGGCGAGGGACAACTAATGGGCACCTTTAGCGTCGATGAGTTCAAGGAAAGCCGCAGCTACCAGCTGGATGCGTTCCCGAACGAGTGCTCCCTAACGGCCGTCTATACGGTCACCTGGACGCCTTCGAGCGCTCTCGACCCGTTTCCCGGGCATGTCGCCATGCTGGCGGCTGTGTCCAAGCCGAGGCAGCGGCCGAATTCATTCATCCATGAAAATGACGGCTACCACAAGACGCTGGTCAGCCGCGAGGTGACCGTCGTGCCGCTCCTCGAGCGGCCGTATGCCTGGCGTGTGACCATTCGCTATTCGACCCGCGGCCCATTGCAGGACGGGGCCGGCCAATTCTGCATCGTGACCCGCTCGACGAGCATTCGCCAGGCTGCGCTCTACCGATCGGGCGCGACGCTGCCAACGAACGGAACACCGTCGGGCTTTACAGACATCGCCGGCACGGCGGTCGATCTGAACGGCAACCCTCGCGAATACGAGGTCCCGCAGACCCTTGTCTCGGTCGAAGTGTGGTGGGATCGCACCCTCCCGAGCGGGACGCCGTCGGCCGAGCCCGCCTACTCGACGTACAGCAGCACCGTCGGCAAGCGGAACAACGCCACGTTCATCGGCTACCCGCAGGGCTCGCTCCTGTACCGCGGCTTCCAAGCTGCGCCGATCGACAACTACTACCGCATCACCCATACCTTCCTGCACGACGAGTGGTACCACCTCGAGCAGATCCCGGCACCGAACCCAACCGGGCAGCCGGTGCTGGTGCCTGGCGCGACTTACGGCTCCTTCCAAGTGCTCCAGGCCGACGAGATCTTCTGGTACCAGAAGTACACCTCGACGGCAGCGTTCAGCTCGCTCGTCACCGCCGCGCAGCTGGCGGAACTGACCGCACCCGTACCGACCGCGATTCCCTGATGGCCTACCAAGTGCCCATCTTCACGAAGGGGCTCTACGCGGGCGCGAATCGGCACGTCATGCAGGGCATGGCCGACGCCTCGAGGACGGTATCGGCGTCGCAGCAGGGGCTCGCCAGGGCCCGGCAGCTGGTGGTCGGCGGCAACGTCGCCAAGCTCGGGCTGTGCAGTCTGTCGCAGGCCACGCTCATCACGGCAAACCGATGGAAATACCGGGTCGAGGCGTTCTACCCGCCATCGCTTGCCGGCGGCGGAATTGCCGCGCCGAACTGCTCGAGCTTCGACTACCTCGAGGTCCTGAATCTGCGGGAGTATTTCAACACGGCGACCGTCGTGGACGGCATGGACATCACGACCCCGGCGAGCACCATTGGGCCCGTCGGCAGCGTGTGGAATGGTTCTGCGTGGCCTACGACCTCGCTCGCGGCCGTGGTGAATGTCTACGTCGTGTACGCCCTAGACGGGACCGCATGGCCGTATTTCGACCGTCCGAATCCAGTCCGCTGCACCGAGGAAGAAGGTGGTGAGTAATGTCTAATCTCCAGCTCGGAACGCTCCTGCCGACGCAAGTCATCGTCCGCGGCGAAAACCACATAGTCTCGTACCACGTTCACCAGGTGGGCGGCAACAACTTCAATTGGTCGGGATACACGCCTGTCGCCAAGCTTGTGGTCGGCAGCGTCAGCGTGACGGGAACCAGCGCCGTCGTAACCCCGGGCGCCGGAACGGCGACGGCCACGTTCACGGCGGCCCAGACGGCGACGCTGCCGGCGAACTCTTGGGGCACCCTGATCCTGTACGCGGACCCTTCGGCCAATGCCGAGAATCTGCACATCGCGAACGTGTACGTCCGCACCTCCTTCGAGGCCATTCCATGATGGGTTCAATGATGCGCCGCGCCATGCTCGGCGACGGCTCCACGCTCACGCTGGACTTCACCACGGGGTCACTTGATCCGCGCCTGACGTTCACGCGGGCGAGTACGACGGCGACGTACATCAATTCGAGCGGCTACGTCACGACGGCAGGCACGAACGTCGCCCGCTTCGACCACGACCCGACCACGCTGGCACCGAGGGGGCTGCTCGTGGAGGGTACGTCGACGAACCTTTTGAACTGGAGCGAGTCGTTTGCTACCAGCGGGGGCACGAACAACAACTGGGCCGACACCAGCATCACGCGCACGACAGGGCAGGCCGATCCGGCGAACGGTACGACGGCCATCCGATTTACGGCATCCGCAGGAAATGCGACCGTCATCAGCAGCGCGGCCATTGGGACATCGGCAGAGCGAACATTTAGCGTGTGGCTGCGCCGCGTGACTGGCACCGGGAACATCCAGTACACGCAGAACAACGGCACGAACTGGACCACACAAGCCATCACGGCGACATGGACTCGCTACACGTTCACGCATACGGTCGATCATCGCGTCGGCATTCGCATCGTGACGAGCGGTGACGCCATCGAAATGTGGGGCGCGATGCTAGAAGTCGGATCGGGTCAGAGTTCTTATATCGCCACGGGCGCGAGTCAGGCGACGAGGAATGCGGACGAGTGCTCGATGACCGGGACGAACTTCTCGTCGTGGTACACGCAGAGCCAAGGCACATTGCTCGTCGCAGGAAGAACTTCTGCTCGTTATGTGGATTCCGCAGGATTTGACTTCCCGGCAATCCTGACTGTTGATTCAAACAACCATATCGGCGCGGCTGTTTGGAACGGGGTCGCCTATGGCATCGTTCGTGCAGGCGGCGCATTCCGATTGAATTACGCAACGCTCGCAACCGTGAACAACAACTCTGCATTCAAAACGGCAATTGCCTTTGCAAATGCCGACTTTGCGGGTGTTGCGAACAACGGGAGTCCCGTGACTGCGTCATCGGGTTCTCCACCGACAACGCTGAACACATTGGCGCTCGGGTCTAATCGTGCAGGTACGGGCAACGCATATTTCGGCCATGTATCGATTGTCAAGTTCTGGCCGACCCGCCTCACTAACGCCCAACTCCAGAGCCTCACCACATGACCGACTACATGCTCCGCACCGACACCGAGGCGCAGATGGACGATGCGCTGGAAGCCGCAGGACTACTTGAGGACGGCCCGATGGGAACCTATCCCGTCGCGGGCTGCTATGTGGACCGCATCGGGCCGATCCCGGCGCAGCTCGACCCCGAGGGCGAGGTGATCCGCGACGGCGACAGCCGGTTCCACGCCAACATCCGCGTCACGTTCGAGCTCACGCCCGACCAGGTAGATCAGCTGCCGACGTTCACGCCCGAGCCTGGCATCCCATACCGGGTGTTCGCGTGAAGGCCGCCGCCGTCATCCTCCCGCTCACCGGCTGCGCGTCGGCCACGGCGATCATCGCCCAGGAGACGAACACCGTGCGCGGCCGCGCTGGCAGCGCCAAGCGGCACCTCGACGCCGCCCAGGCCGACCTCGACGCCATCGAGGTTGCTGCGGCCGAGGTGCACCAGCAGGTGGCGTTCGTGTCCGACGATCAGCACCCCGTCTACCAGACGCTTCAGTACCTCTCCATCGCCGTCATTGCTGCGGCCATCTTCGGCGCGATCTATTACATCAGAGGTCGGAAATGACGCTTCCCACATACGCATACACGCTCTGGCTCCTCGGGCTCCTGGTCATCACGTTCGCCGCAGGCTGCTCGGTCGGCCTCGGCTTCGCAGCTCGCCGCGCACCTCGAAAGGCTTCCCATGCTCGCAAGCGTTGAATCGTTCCTCGGCTCCCTGTGGTTCGGGCTTCTCCTCGGCGTGACCGGGCTGGTCGCCGGGTTCATCTACTGCCGTCGGTCGAAGAAGTGAGCAAGCGGCGCTGCTGCTGCGGTCCGAGCACCACCATTTGGTGGGCAGATATCTGCCCGGAATGGTTTAGCTCGTACTGTTGCGAGCCGTGCTGTGAGTCGAGCGTGGAGCGGATCGAGTTCTGCGAGTACTACCTTAAGTCGTTGGGCATTCCTTGGCCGCCTGATCCGAATACCTGTTACGTCATCGGGTACCAAGGCTGTGCGTTCACGCTGACGAACTTCTATTTGGGAACTTGTCCGCCGCCGTCACCGACGTATCCGACCAACGTCGGAACCCTTATTGCATCGTTTCCAAAGGGGGGAAATCCTTGCTGTCGGCCCGACCCGTCTCAGGCCAACATTGAGCCGGGCGGCATCGCGGACTTGTCGACGGGGGAGGGCCCCGTGATCCTCCCGCCGGCGTCGCCGTGCGAGGACACCATTGCCGAGTGCTACCAGTACAAAGACCAATTCGGCACGGTCTACCCTGTGCGGATTTCGAGTAACGCAACCGCCTGCTTCAATGAATGGGGGGTCCCGTACAACCTCCGTTGCGACACGAATCGGCCCGAGACCTACGCCTCTATGGCTAAGCTTCTCGAGCAGGACGTCGGCCTGTGCTACCAGCGGGACCCGCCGCCGGGCGTCACGATCCTCTCGCCGCTCGCTTCCATCGCCTCAACGGCGTGGTACGAGTACTCGGTGCTGGAGTATGCGGAGTGCCCGGACTGCTTCGACGCGCTCCAATGCTGCGACGATGACCCGTACCCAAACCCCTGCGTGAGCATCCCCGGCCTGTGCTCGAGCGAGGTCGACGCGAGCGAGTCGTACACCGTCGAAACCCAGTACTCGCTCACGGACGTCTTCGGGGACTACTACATCGCCGACGCGCTCGAGATCGTCTTCAGCGCCTGCTACGCGCAGGCGGCGGGACTGGACATCACCGACCCGGCCGACTTCGCGGCCATTGAGGCCCTGTACCTCGGGAAGGTCTCGGTCTCCAATATCAACGACTGCACGATCAACACGGGCTGGGGCATCCTGCCGGCGACCTGCCTGACGGTCTGCGACTACACGATCAACGTGTTCAGCGGGGACGCGCAGGACATCTCCGACCGCATTACGGACAGACTCAACCCGCTCGTCACGGCCAAATGGCTGAACCAATGGTTCTGGTTCGGAAACCGCCAGGGATGCTTCGACTGTGGCGACGGCCCGAACGTGCGCCCGCCAGCATCTACGGGCGATTACCTGTTCGTAGATCGCATTCAAATCAATGTCCCGGCATTGACCGTCAGCGTGATCTTGACCGGGCGCAGCCAGCGCTGGCGGGCCTGCGCCTGCCAGAAGCTCGCACCCTACAGCCCTGCGCCGTATGGCATCGTCACGAATGCGGCCATCGGCGTGAACACTTTGTCGCCGGCGGAATACAGCGCCGGGCTCCGGTACATGATGGCTCGCGTCGCCGAACCTGATACCGGAACGCAGAGCATCTGCATTGATACGGACTTCAACGTCGACGTTCCGACGTGCATTGAGGTCTTGGGTTACCCCCTGAACGACGTGTTCGATCCCATTACGGGATTGTTGTTGGTGCCAGGATGGAATCAATTGTGCGGGCTGTGCACTCCCAAAACGACTTGCAACAACTACCCGTTCGTATACGACGTATGTGCTTGCGACGATGAGGAGTGCCAGCTCATCCCATGCGTCCAGGGCATGTTCCGTTCGACCAGCGTGTTCTGCCAGACATCCGGCGACATCATTGCGATCAACTAATGCACCTCACCATTGACGGCAAACAAATTGAGATCACGAACTGCCGGAGCTGGCACGTCGTTGGCATCGTCCCGTCGTGCTCTCGAGGTCTCCCGCTGAACTGCGACACATGTCCAAGCCGGGAACCTCGAAAAGGTGATGGCACAGATCCGCCCATGTATCACGTTTCTCCAACGGCCATCCGCATTGAGACTCAAACTGGCCTGGGCGACGTGATTGCCGGTGCGACCAAGGCGGTCGGCATCAAGCCTTGCAACAAATGCCAGCAGCGCCGGGCCGCGCTAAACCGGGCGACGCCGTCGTACGTCCGCCGGCTGCTGGCGTGGGCAAAGAAATTTCCGGTCCCAGGCCGAAAGTGATGGACAAGCGCCTGTCCCGTCGATAGTCTCACTCTCGGCGCATTCCGCGCCTATAGGAGAAGACCGATGAAGCATGAGATCGTGCCCGTCTCGACGGGCCACCTGACCCCGATGCAGCGGGTGCAGCGCAACGAGGAGGCGGTGGCCGCGGTGGCCCACGCCGTGAAGAAGTCGTACATTAAGCGGATCGGCGACAAGGGCTACCTCATGGTCGCCGGGGCGCAGGCGGTCGGTTCGAGCCTGGGCTACACGACGGCCGTCGAGCAGCTGCGCTACGTCCCGCCGACCGAGCACCTTCCCGGCTACTGGGAGGCGACCGCGGTGGTCTACGACCAGGGCGAGATCGTCGGCCGCGGCATCGGCAGCGTGTTTGAGGATGAGCGGCAATGGTCGAAGCGCGACTACTTCGCTCGCCAGATGATGGCGCAGACGCGGGCCACCGGCCGGGCGCTCAAGGGCGTCATGGGGTGGGCGACCGCGTTGCTCGGTGCCGAGGCGAGCCTTGCCGAGGAGATGCCCGCAGAAGACGCCAGGATGCCTCAGGAGGCGTCCGAAGCGCCGCGGCGGCTGCCGAGCCCACCGAAGGCTCCGAGCGCCCCTAAAGGGCAGGAAGGCGGCCTACGCCGCGTTCGCAGCGTTCTTGCGGCAGTCCAAGCCAAAGAGTCCAAGGCCGGGAAGCCGTACTACCGCGTCGGGCTCGAAGCGCAAGACGGCGTAACGGAATGGTTTACGTCGTTCGAGGAGGTGTCGATCTCGCCGGGTGTCCTGGTCGAGGTCACGCTGAAGCCGTACCGCGATGGCGAAGTGGTCGCCGACGTTGTCGCCGTGACGAGCGACGAGGAGATGCCGTTCTAATGGCGAAGCTCTACCCGAGTGACGTCTGGCGCATGGGCGACTCCCTCGACCCAATGGAGAAGCTCGTCGCGCTGGCGCTCCTGGACTACGGCGACCGAATCTTCCCGTCCCAGGCGCATGTCGCCGTCAAGACGGGGCTGTCCCTTGCGACCGTGAAGCGGGTGATGAAGACCCTGCGCGGGAAGATGGTAATCGTGACTAAACGGACCAAGCGAGGACTCGCCTACGGGTTCGTGATGGCTCAGGCTGACACCGACCATGGTGTCAGCGTGACACCACCAAAGTGTCAGCCTGACACCGGAATGGTGTCAGAGAGAGCCACTAACTATTCCAAGAACTATCCCAACCAACCCCGGGCGGCTGACGCCGCACCGGCGGGGGGGTGGGATCTCTCCTGGGAGGTCCGATCCCGGATCGGCGTTCGTGACCCTCGGGGCGACCCCGACGCCCAGCTGCGGGTCGCCCGCCGGCTGATGCGCGAGCACGGCCTGTCCGAGGCCGACGCCCAATGGGGCTGGCGGCTTCTGTGCGAGCATTGGGCTCGCACCGGGAACGCACCATACGACACCCTGCACCGGATCACGACGAGCCTCGAAGGCGCTCGCGACGTCCGGGCGGTGGTCATGCACAAGCTGAAGGGGGTGGCAGCGTGAGCGCCCAACAACGACGCATCCATGAGATCACCACGTTCCTTGAAGTGAATCGCAAGCACCTCCCAGGCGTCGTGGCGACGTACCTCGAAGAATTGCTTTACATGCACAAGCACCTCGCCGCGGCGAGTGCTCGGCAGACGCAGGAAATCAGCGACCTTCGGGCCTTGCTGTACGGCAACCCAGACGCGAAGCATGATCGGGAACCGGCTACGCCTCCGCAAGTGTGGCGTCAAGGGCAATGGGTGGACGCATGACCCAGTCACGCACCAAGGGCAAGCGGGCTGAGCTTGAAGCAGCGAAGGACGTCGGCCAGCTGCTCGGCGTCCTGTTCCACCGTACGCAGCAGTTCAACGGCAAAGGCGCTGGCGACATCGAGCCCATGAACGGGCCATACACCGTGCATTGGGAGGTCAAGCACTACAAGGCAGGGCTTACATGGTGGGTCAAGCGAAGCGAGGACACGGCGCTCCTCGTCGCCGGCGAACTGTGCTACTGCCGGCTGAATCATCTGCCGGGCATCCTGCGGCGCAACTACCTCGCGTTTACCAGCGTGACATGCGGCTTCGCCGAGCGCTGGATGCAGCAGGCCGTACGCGACGCAAAGGCCGACCAGGTGCCTGTCGTGGTGTGCAGGCAGGACCGTTCGCCCTGGCTGGTCGTATGGCGTCGAGAAGACACCGAGCGCATGATTGACGCCGTGAACGGGATTGCGAATGCGACGGTTTAGGTTCGAGGGTGGCCTGGGCAAGGCATACGACCATGGCAAATCGATGCAGCATGCACGACCAGGGTCATGGGGCAGAACGGCCAAGGCGTTCAAGGCGGTGCATGTCCAATGCGCCAAGTGTGGAGCAATCGCCGAGCTCGAATGCGACCACATTGTGCCACTTCACAAGGGTGGATCGGATGAATGGTCGAACTTGCAAAGCCTTTGCCGACAATGCCATGCGATAAAAACCGCAACGGAGCAGGGGAAAGATTGTGGCAAAAAAATCGCCCAGTTCCGCGACCCGATCGGATAATGGGTCCCCCCCATCGACCCCGAGGGGGTCTGTGGGGCAGGGCCACCGCGGCGTAGGGACCGCCAAAACCGAGACGCGGCGCAAGCATCGGCGCAAGCCGGGTTTATGCGCCGACGCCGCGGACGCCTACGCCCGTGCGGTGGTCGATGGGTCGATCGTGGCGAACGCCCGTATCCGCGATTCGTGCCGTCGGTACCTCGCCGAGCGGGCGAAGCCAGGCGAGCACGGCGTGTGGTGGGACGAGCAGCTCGCCGAGGACGCCAGAGCGTTCGCGCTGAAGTGCGGGCAGGGCGCGGAGGCTGGCGCGGGCCAGCCGCTCGTCTGGATGCCGTGGCAATGCATGGTCGCCATGGTCCTGCTCGCCCGTCGGCGCATGGTGGACGGCCGCAAGTCTGACACGCCAGCCACGAAGGCGATGCTCTTGGCCGTCGCCCGTGGCAACGGGAAGACCGAGTTTGCGGCGAGCCTGCTCATGGCGGCCATGCGGGACGGCTCGACGCGCCTGGAGTTCGCGAGCGTCGCGCCGGATTCTCGCCTTGCCCAGAAGACGTTCGAGCGCATGGCGGTCATGTCCGAAACGCTCGGCGTCGCCGAGTGGAAATCGACGGGCGGCTCGACGCCGGCGCACCCTGGGCGCGTGAAGCACGGGAACAACCGGTACATATCGCTGCCATGCACCGACAAGGCGCTCGACGGGCTCACGACCCGCATGGTCATCGCCGACGAGGTCGCCCGCATGGAGAAGGCATTCGGCCGGCTGCTGACGGGGCTCGCCAAGTTCCCGACGTCGCAGCTTCTCGCCATCACGACGCCTGACCCCGAGCAGAAGACCCGGCCCATTTGGGGCTACTGGGACGCTTTAGAGCGGGCCATTGCCGACGGCACCCCGTACCCGGCGGGCTGGTGGCCGATGCTGTACGGGCTCGAACAGGATGACCAGGCGGCGGACCCGGCCGCTTGGCCGAAGGCGCACCCGGCGCTGAACGTCATCATCGACCCCGGCCAGCTCGAACTCTCGGCGCGGACGATGCTTGAGTCGGGCGACCCGGCGCAGATTGCCGAGTTCGAGACGCAGCTCGCGTGTCGGTACCACGAACTCGCCACGACCGACATCGACCTTGCCGTCCTTGAGCGGCAGATGCAGCCGTCGGACTGGACCCGGCTCCAGGGCGCACCGGCGGTCATCGGGCTTGACCTGTCCCGCGGCGGCTACGGGCCGCAGCTCGACCTCACGACGTTGTGCCTGATGGTCGTGGACGGCGGCGTGATCCGGGCGCGGAACGTGTCTTGGTGGGCCGGGACCGACATGGGGCGCGACGAGAAGCGGTGCAAGCAGCCGCTCGGTGCGTGGGTCGAACAGGGCTATCTCCGGCGGATGCCCGGCGAATGGCACGATATGACCATCGTGGAAGCAGAGATCGAGAACCTGATGCACCAATTCGGGGTTAGAAAGATCGGCGTTGACCCGCACCCGAGCCAGGCGAAGGACATCAAGCGGTGGATGGACAAGGGCTGGCCGATTGTCCCGGTGGATCAGTCGATCCGCACGATGGCACCGGCGTGGAAGCTCTGGGGCGACCTCCTGAAATCGAAGCAGCTGTTCTACGAGCCCGACCCGGTGCTTCGAGCGGCGCTGAACTCGGTGCGCCTGATCGCCGACAACGTCGGCAACATCCGCCCGGTCAAGGGACGCAGCTCCGGCAACACCGACGCCGTGGTCGCGGGAAACATGGCGGCGCTGCTCATGGAGCATCACCAAGTCCGCACGGCGACCGGATTGAGCGCATCAACTTGTCCGCTCGGATAGTCCGTGTTTACCGGAATTGGCCTTGACGATTTTGGGCACTTGTGTTCTATGCGACCGTGGGCCTCTTCTCACGGTTCTTCGGATTCAAGACGGGCATCGCGGTCTACACGCGACCCGAGCCGATCCTGTCGGGACCAGCCGATGGGATACCCGCAGTTCTGCGGGCGACGCAGCTGATTTCGGCCGACATCGCCAGGCTGACCGTCAACGTCTACGACAACGCCGGGCAGAAGCTGCCGGATCACCCGGTGGCCATGCTCCTCAACCGTGACGCCAGCCGGTGGCAGTCGGGCTATGAGTTCCGGCGCTACACGACCTCGACGGCGCTCATGCACGGCAACGGGCTGGCGCTCATCCGCCGCGGCTCGGACGGCTCGGTCGCCGAGCTCCAGCCGGTGCCCGCCGACGCCATGAGCTCGGAAATCGTGGACGAAGGCGTAATCTACCGCGTCGGCCAGACCGTGCTTTCGCAGGATCAGATCTTGCACATCGGCTGCTACCCCGATCACTTGAACCCGTGCTGGTTTCGCTCGCCGCTCGAAGCGGCCCGGTGGACGATGCAGCTCGCGGCCGACGAATCCGGCGCACACGCTGCGCTCGTCAAGACGGGCAGCATGGGGAAGGTCGCCATCACGCACCCCGGTGCCATGAGCGATCAGACCGTGCAGGCCATCCGCGACGCCTGGATGAACATGCACGCGACCGCGGACGGCGCGTCGCGACCGCTCATCCTGCGCGAAGGGATGAAGGCCGAGAAGATCAGCCAGGAGACGTCGGGCACCATGCTCGAGTCGCGGCGGTTCTCGGTGCAGGAAATCGCCCGCGCCTTTGGCGTCCCGCCGGAAATGCTGTTCCAGCAGGGCGGCGGGGCGCTTTCGAGCCAGGCTGAAACGGCCCGCGCATACGCCGACGGGGCCATCGCCGCATGGGCGAGCGCGTGGGAGTCGGAGCTCACGCGCAAGCTCTGCGGTCCCGGTGAGACAGTCCGCATCGACACCACGCCGATCACGCGGGGCAATCTGCGCGACCAGGGAATGGCGTTCTCGAAGCTCGTGCTCGCTGGCGTGATGAGCCCGAACGACGCAAGGCATTACCTCGGGTTGCCTCCCGTCGAAGGGCTTGACACGCCAGCGGTCACGATGCCTGGCGGCGCGTCGGCAGCCACCGGGCCCGACAACGAGGAGGCCGAGGATGCTTGAGGTCCGTACGACGAGCTTCGAGCGCCAAGGCAACCGGATCGCCGGATACGCCGCGGTCTATGACGCACCGAGCCTGCCGCTGGTCGTTCGCAACGTCAACGGCGGCAAGCCGTTCACCGAGCGCGTCGCCCGCGGCGCGTTCGACCGGAGCCTCGCCGGGAACATCTCGCTGCTGGTCGGCCATGACCGGCGCGAGCTGCTCGCCAACACCAAGAGCCAGCGCCTGAAGCTCGCGAGCGATAGCCGCGGGCTTGCGTTCGACGTCGAGCTGCCCGAGACGCAGCGGGCGAAGGACGTCTACGCGCTGGTCGATTCGGGCGTCCTGTCCGAAATGTCGTTCGGTTTCATCGTCCGCTCCGACGCCTGGAAGGGCATCGAGCGCACCCTCCTGGACGTCGATCTCCGGGAGGTTTCCATTGTCGAATCCGGCGCCTATCCGCAGACGGCCGCCGAAGCTCGCACCTACAGCCGCGCACTTGCCCGGCTTCGTCTGCGGTATCGGAGCATCACACTATGAAGCAGGCAGAAATCATCGAGCGCCGCAAGGCGATTGAAGCGGAAGTCAACGGCATTCTCGCCAACGACGAGATCAGCGCCGAGCAGGAGGCCCGCGCCACCGAGCTGATGGACGAGCTCAAGGACCTGAACCAGAAGCGGTCCGCGGCCGAGCTGCGCGAGAAGTTCGCCAGCCACACCGTGCTGGCCAAGGTCGGTCGCGAAACCCGCGAGCGCACCGAGGAATGGCGCGCCACGACGGAATACCGCGACCAGTGGCTGTCGTACATGCGCGGCGGCGCGGCTCCGGAACAGCGTGCGCTGATCTCGACCGCGTCGAGCAGCATCCTCATCCCGAAGATCTACGAAGAGGGCATCCTCAAGTACCTCGACGCGAGCACCGTGGTCCGCAACCTCGCAGACATCCGCACCGGCGTCCAGGGCTACACGACGCTCCGGTACAACACGCTGGCCACCGCCGACTACACCTCGGCATGGACCGAGCCGGATACTGGCACCGTGGCCACGACGAATACCGACCCGGCGTTCGCCGAGGTGCCGCTGGCGCCCAACCCGACGTTGCCGAAGGTCGAGATCAGCCAGCAGCTGATCCGGCAGTCCAACTTCGACATCGAGGCCGAAGTCGTTGAGCACATTCAGCGGCAGCTGGCTCGGAACCTTGAATGGGGCTACGTCGGCGGCACCGGCACGAACGCGCCCACGGGCATCTTCACCGTGAACGCCAACGTGAACATCGTGTCCACCACGGGCGTCACGAACACCCGCGCCGCAGCGGTTACGGCTGGCATCACGCTCGCGAAGCTGACCGAAATGCGCTACGAGAAGCTCCCCGCGGCGTACTGGGGCTCGGCGGCGTGGATTCTCCCGCAGGACTCGTACGCGAAGCTCGCGAGCCTGACGGCGAACAACGTGCCGCTCTTTGTGCCGTCGGCCGACGCAGGCGTTCGCACCGGCTCGCAGTTCACGCTGCTCGGCCTGCCCGTTTACGTCACCGAGTACACCCCGGTGCACGTCACGACGGGAACCACCGGGAAGAACTGCGTGGCCGTGCTCGGAAACATCTCGGAAGGCTTCTCCATCCGCGAATGGGGTGGCATCTCGATGATCCGCGACGAGTACAGCCTGTCGCAGACCGCCCGCGTCCGTTTCCAGGGCATGATGTTCGCCAACAGCAACTTCACCCGCGTGAAGGCGCTCGTCCAGAACCAGACCACCAACGCCTGACGGTTCTTCTCCTCCCATCGGCAGGGGCGTCGGGCTGCACCCCCGACGCCCCTGCTTGAAGGAGTCCGATGCCTCTTGACCTTGCCAAGTTCCGAAGCTGGGCGCGGATTCCTCACACCGAGGACGATCCCGCCATCGGCATCGCCTGGGAGGCGGCCGTGCGCGAGCTCGAAGAGCGCACCGGCTGGGTGGTCGATCCAATCACACGGACGCAGTACGTCGGCGTCGAGCCGACGAACACCGAGAAGCTGGTACTTCTCACCCGGCAGCCGGCAACGGCTGCGACGTGCGTCGATGACAATTCGGCCACGATCAACCTGACGCTGGTCACCATCAACGGGCTCCAGTATGCGAGCCTCGACGAGGATGACCTTTCGTACCCGCTCATCCTTACCGTAAGCTGCGGCTCGAACACGCTGAACCCGCTACTTGAAATGGCGCTGTTACAGCGTGTAACGCAACACGTTGCGAGCCGCGGCGACGATACGGTAACCCTGTCGAGTGACTACTGGGACCGCATCTCGGCCATGATGGGGAAGGGAATTGGCTAATGGCCCACGTCCCGTCCGGAATGCTGCGCTACGCCATGACGGTGCAGAATCGCAGCGTCACGACGGATTCCCTCGGCCAGGCGGCGGAAACGTGGTCGGATGTCGTGGTCATTGCTTGCCATGCCGAGCAGATGCAGACGAACGACGTGGTCGATGACGGCGGGCCAGCCATCCGCACCGACTGGCGCATCCTCGCCGCCTGGCATCCTGACGTCACGACCCGCAGCCGGCTCAAGTGGGTGGACCGCGGCACGACGCGCTACTTCAACCTTCGAGGCTGTTGGGACCGCGACGGCCGCCAGCGCCGCCTCGAGATCGAAGCCACCGAGGTGGTGCCATGATCCGCGGCCCATCCGCCGGTGCCCGCCTGGGCACTAAGGTCAAGGTCACGGTAAACAAGGTCGAAGCCGCCAGGCTGCTCGAGCGCCTTCCTGCCCGCGTCGCCGAGAACGTGCGCCGGCGGGCCATCCGGACGGCGACAAAGCCATACGTCAAGACCCTTGCGACGGTGTGGCGTACGGCCAACTACGACGGAACCGGAATCCACCGTCGCGCCATCGCTTCGGCCGTCAAACTCGACGGTCCGAAGCGCATGGGCGCGGGGCCCGGTGCGCGACTCATGTTCGAGATCGGCGTCGATTACGCGGCCAAGCGGGCCCGCCATCGGCAGAAGATCTGGCATTTGCTCGAGGGCGGTTTCCGGCACAAAGCCAGCGGCAAGCGCGTTCCGGGCTCGTACCGCTCGCTCCGGTGGGCCCGCCGATCGGCACAGGCCATGTTTGAAGCGGTGGCTGATCAGATTATCGTTGAAGCTCGAAAGGCGCTGTCATGAGCTATTACGACGCGCTCACGTCGTTCGTGGACTACGCCAGCGCCGCTTGCGCATCGGCGGCTCCTGTCCCGCCGCTCAATGCGTCCATGCGAGTGGCCGGAACGCCGACGCCTGTCGCCGTGTACGACTGCACCTGTACGCCCGTGCAGCACCATCCAGGCACGTTCTCGGGGCATTGGGCAGTCGAGGCCACCATCACGGTGATTGGCGACAATCTGCTCGAGATCGCAACTATCGCCGATTTCATCGGCGCGTACTTCAGCGCGAACCCCAATTTCACGCCGACCACGCCGTCGAGCTCATGCCGCATCGGCGTCGAAACGATCAGCTTTGCAACCGGTGCCGAGTCGCCCGACGATGGGCAGCAGGACGCCGAAAGAACCATCACCATCTCGCTCACCATGCAAGTGAGGGAAGGCTAAGCCATGGCAACGATCATCGGATTCGGCGGAACCGGAACGCTCAATTTCAACGGCGGTGGCGCGACAACGTTTCCGGTGCGGAACGTGTCCGTGTCGTTTGAGCGCGCATCGCTCGACGTCACAACCATTACAGACTTCCGAGAGAAGCGGGCACCAGGCCGCATTCGCAGGACGGCGACGTTTGAGATGCTCGCCCAAGACGGCTCGACCGACAACAGCCTCCGGACGCACATCTACCCGACCAGCCTGGCAGATGCTGTCAACCGAAGCGTCGTGTTGATCTACCAAGATCAGGGGTTGGTCAGCTACACGATCACGGGTCACATTACGAGTGCGTCGCGCACCGATGATGGAACGGGCCCTGGCATTTGGTCCCTGTCCATGGACGAAGCCTGATGCCGCGGGACCTAACCCATCTCTTTGCCAAGACGCGGCGCGTCGAGCACCCCGAGCTCGGCGTCGTGCTCGTCCGCGAGGCCACCATGGAGGACTACCTACGGGCAAGCGCGGATCGGTGGTGGTTCGCTTCAAACCTTCAATGCGAAGACGGATCGGCGTTCGTGGCTGACGCTACCGACCTGGGCCGGCTGCGGGCGGAACTGTCCGACTGGCTGCTCTCGGAGGTCACGAAGAAGCGCCCTACTCAGCCGCCGAACGGCGGCGCTGGCGCAACGGAGACGAGGCCACCCGAATGACGATGCCGGGCAACATCGCCGCGACTGAGTTCACCACGCTCGAGCGTTGCGAGTGGCTGCTTTCCTGCATCGCCTGCACCATGACGCGCAAGCCTGCCCACGAACTGCTCCCATGGGTCCGAAGCGGCATCCAGGAGCTCGGGAGGTCGCTCAATGGCTAAGGAGATGAAAGCCGTTATCCGGGCCGAGGTGGACCCGTCGGGCGTCGTGCGCGGCGTCAACGACGTCAATCGCCAGCTCGGCAAGATCAACAAGGCGACCGCAGCCACGGCCATCGCGACCGGAATCCAAGGGGTTTCCTCGGCGCTCGCCATGATGCGGAACGTCCTCGAGCAGATCGACCGACGCAACCTCGAAATACAGGAAATCGCGTCCCGGTTCTCGCCGCAGGCTCGGGCCGCGCAAATGCAGACCGAGCTGGCGAAGATGC